GTATGACTTGAACTGGTCTGGAGCAGTGATTGCAGAAAGAGAATACTCTTTCTTCCAGATTGCTTCAAGTGCATCATCATCCTCCAGAAGAGGAGCAACGCGATCAAACTCAGACTTATCGTAATTCCAGTAACCATCTTTCTTTACGATTTTAATCTTGAAGTTTGCACCTTGCCAGAAATCAAAAGGATTAATTGGATCTTCATCATCAAACTCAGGTTGCATAGCATTTAGAATCTTATCAAAGATCTTCTTACCATACTTAAAGAGAAATACTTTACCTTCGTTTGCAGGATTTGCAGGGTCACGTACAACGTAGATATTGGAATAGTAAGACAGTTTACGCTTTTGCTTACGAACAGTATCCTTATCTTTTTCGCTACCACTGTTCCACAGACCGCGATTGAATTCACTAACAGGGTCTTTCTGTCCAACAGTAGTCAGAGAGTTTTCAATATACCAACCACCAGGACCTTGGAAAGCGTGAGTGTACATCTTTACCCAAGGAACATCTTCGCCGTCAGGAGCAGGCAGGAAGCGAATGACTGCAGAACCTACACCCGTTTTATCCATCTCTGGTTTCCAGAGACGTTCGTCAGCACCACCAGAAGTGGTATTCATCTTTTCTACTTGCTTCACCAGTTTCTCAGTCAGTGAACCAAGCGAAGATTGCTTTTTCAGATTTGCAAAATTAGACATTTGTACCTCGTATTTGTTGAGATTTGGCCTTTGTGTACCTCGTTATTCTACAGGTCAGAACCTGCTTTGTCAAGCTGGTCTTTCATCACCTCAAGCATCTTGGTCATATTGCCAAAGATGATATTCATATCAACATCAGATGGGAGACCCATCATTGCAGCAGATTCAGTAATACGTTGCTTCATTTCTTTTGCTTCGGGGTCATCCGAAAGACTCAAACGTGTATAGAGAATCTGTTGCTTATTCAAAAGTTTTTCAAGAAGATTAACGTGATTAATCTTATCTTCTTTTGTCATTGATGGAAACTTAAAAACGCTTCCATAAATTTCTTCTTGCAGTTCGGATATTTCAGTCATCTCTGCGCGAACGACTTCAGAATCAAAGAAACTCATTTTTCTCCTAGAATTACTTCCTTCAAAATTTTACGAAAACGAAATACATCAATATTTAGAAATGGATTATATTTTTTAATCCGACGACTAACGGTTTGCCACACCGGGTCTTGAAGTTTTTTATCAAAGTTATTTGAATATGCAAAAATTTTATCCAAAAGAACCATTGTCTCCAATGACACTTTACCACTCAAGTACTTCTTCAAAAGAACAGGATGCCCTTTTGAACACTTAAAGACATCCTCAAATTTATTTTCTTCAAACAGAGATTGACTCTCTTCCTTGAAAACATATGAAAGCGATTGTACCCTTTTCTGCCAGTTCTGATACCTCACTTCACCCTCTTTAATCATTTCACCAATCCAAAGAGATTCTGGATCATTACAGGATACAAAGTTGGCAACAAAAAAATCTAGGATTTCTTGGTCTGTTTTTTGCCTTGAAATTTTTTCAAACCACATTCTGTCTTTTCTTTTATAAAAAGATTGAATAGTTGCCCTTGATTTTCCACAGTACTTATGATAGTCGTAACTATCTTTGGTAAAATGATTTTTCAGAGACAGATAGCACTTGTATGTATCAAACGGGACCACTTTAGGTATCATTAAAAAATTAATTTTGCACGGGAAGTTTTCTTGAGAAAATTAAGTTCCATTGCTTCATACTTAATTTTCTCTTTTAGTGGTTTGGAAATTAGTTTTGGGGCCGATTCCAAATCAATGTTGTTCTGCTCGCAAAAATAAATTATTGCGTCAATGTAGTTCATTTCAACATTAACTTGCACAAGATTTTCAATTTCTTGTGCAAATCGTGATGGGCAGAAGAACTTGCTTTCAAGTACCTTTTCTAATTCATTCTCCATCTGACCTAGTATTGTGATGTACAAATTCTTTAATGTAACGAACTAATAGTCTAATATAGTCTGCTTTGTTTCTTTTGTCAAATACTTTTACTTCACCCGCAGGAGTTACCATAAGGGTAATTAATTTAACTGGAGGAATGTTTGTAAGTTCATAATACGCAGCAGCATAAAAAGTTTCTTGAACGAAATAATTTTCAATCCACTCTTCGGGTTTAATTTTATCCGAAGTCTTAAAGTCAATAACTGCCAACTCTCCTTCATATTCTGCAATACAATCAACTCGCCCAGCAAGTCCAAGATATTCGGAATAGAGAGTTCTTTCAATTGCGTGAATATTATTTATCTTATCAAGATAAGGTTTTGCATGATGAAACATAAACTTTGTTAGAGGTTGATAATTATCCCAATTAAGTTCTTTGTTTTCAAGATAATCTTGGCAGACTTGGTGAAAATCTGTTCCTCTTGCCGTTGCTTTTTTTGTAATACGATTTGCTTCTTCTAACCCTACTCTTTTTCTCCACTTGATAAAAATTTCACGATTATAGAAAGAAGTGACTGAAGTAATAGAAGGCACCCAGTTTCCATTAGGTAGATTATAGAGACGGATGCTTTCTGTTGTTTTACATTCCAATTCAATGTCACCCAAGTAATTATGATGAATAAAACTCATACACCAACTTCCATTTTAGCAAGAATATACTCTTTCACAAATCCAGAACGAACAATGTCATCAACTTCAAATTCAATAATGTCGATTGAAGGCATTACACGAAGAACTTTCATAAAATCTACAATACCATTTTTCTCATTGGTCTTAATAAGATCGCTTTGAGTAGCATCGCCACAGAACATAATCTTACTATTTTCACCAACACGAGTAATTATACTATCGAGTTCGTGGAAGTTCAGGTTTTGAAATTCGTCAACAATAATAATAGCATTATCAAGGGTGGTTCCGCGAATAAAAGAAGTACTCCAGAAACTAATTGTTCCTTGAGTTTTAAGGTTTCCGTAGAGCATCTCAAAAGATGCATCGTCTGGCATTTGGAACATATACTTTACCATATTCTTATAGGGAATTTGATAAAGAGAAGACTTGTCTTCATGGTCCCCAGGAAGGAAACCAATCTCACGGGTAGCAACAAGAGACCTTACAATATAAATTTTTTCGTAAGGACTTCTTTCATCTAACACATCTTGAAGAGCATTATAAAGTGTGATGAATGTTTTACCCGTTCCAGCACATCCATAAGCAACAATATGTTGATTTTTTTCGTATGCTTTATATAAAAGTTTTTGATTATCCGTGAGAGGTTCAATATCTCTCATTAAATCAGCACCAATTGGTTTCTTGCGTTTCATTTGCTTCGTAGTCATTCCAACGCCAATTGGTTGATCCTCTGCTCTTCTTCTTCTTGCCATAGAATGATTAAATTGGTTTTACTTTTGATCCTGGTGCTTTTGATGCCTTGTGAAGAACATCATTCCATCCTGGATGAGATTTCACAAGTCGGTCGTAAATTTCGCCAACCTCTCCTGATGCTGGACAAGTTGAGGGATCACTCCAATCTCTTGTCCAATCTGGATTGTTGACTTTCCACTGGTCCCATTCAGTAACAGACATTGTTACTTCTTTTTGTTCCCCAGTTTGCTTATTAATCACTGGATATGTTGCCAATGTTACACCTCCATAGTATGTAAGGATATTTATTCAATAGTTATAGAAGGGGGATCAATACATTCCACACATCCTTCACGAGTCCAACCAAGTGCTTCAGATACAGCAGGGAACTGACAAGTAAAGATACAACGAACTAGTTCTGCAATCTCCATATGTTCTTTCTGCGTGCCATGTGCAGAACGAAGATCAATGTAGTGGATCCACGACCTTACAGAGCCAGTCATATAGAGTCTTGTGGGCGTCGCCAAGGGCAGTACGAACCTTGCGCACTCCTTTGCCACTCCCTTCTCTAGAAGGCGGTTGTAGAGGCGCAGAGCGCTCTCATAGTGGACGCGGATGTCCTCAAGCAAAGTCAGTTTAAGGTAGTCTGGAATATCGTCGATAGAGTTCTGACGATTCTTAGTATCCTGACGACGCAGTTCAGGAAGAGGAATAGTATTGTTCAGAAGCTTCGCATCAGCATATCGTTGCGAAAATTCTTGATATGTGAATGAACGGTGTCGGAGAATTTGAGCCGCTAGTCCACGAGTAGTATTAATCTCCACCGTCATACTTGCTTGCTCAAAGATACTCCAGTGCTGATGTTCAATACAGTACTTAAGTAGACCAGAGAACTTTTCGTTCTCTTGATTAGAAGGGTTACTTACGCGAGCACAATATGCCATATGCTTTTCTGCGTCAGGAGTAACACTGATTAGTTTTACTTCTGGTTTCATAAACTCGAAATCATCGTACATTGTATTCATCTTCCTCATCATAAAATACTTCGTCGTAATCATTTAGAAAGTTTTTAATCTCCTCATAATGAGGGTCTTTAATATCAGAATTAATTTCTTTTTTAAGACATTCTACTAAAGACTCAAGGTTTCTTACAATTAACCTAAGCTTTTCTTTATCCATTCATATGAACGCTGACAAAGCTAATTATAAGCAAAAAAAAGAGGAGTGTCAAGCACTCCTCCGAATCATTTTGCTGCTACTAGAGTAGCAAGAGATGCTTTACGACGCCTCTCTTCTTTTTGCTTCTGCTCTTTAATGAGTTGAAGTACATTGAGTTTTTTCACTTGTGCCCCTCCTTTACAAACTTAACACCACGATAGGTTTCGTTATATTGTTGGGGTTGCTGCATCATTTGCTGTTGATACTCCAGGCGTTTCTGGGTATCATATTCGATGCCACGATATACTACTTTAGACATTAGGTTTCTCCTTAATGGTTTAGGTTAAAGAGCGTTCCTTCAGTCGGCGTTTGCGTCGGTTTCCCGATGAACGATCCGTTCCGCGTCGGCTTACTTCCGTCTCATAAGAGATGAACGTAAGGTCATTATAGACCTGTTAGTATAGTTATGCAAGAACTTTTGTTACTTTTGTTACCGTTCTATGTAACTCAAAGTATGGTTCTGTGCATATAACTGCTCAATGATAATATCACATCCAATCTTTGGATTACAGTCTCCACAAGTATAAACGTCCACTGCTGCCTTACCTTCCTCAGGCCATGTATGAATACTAATATGACTTTCGGATAGCAAACAAATCACAGTAACTCCTTGTGGTTCAAACTTTTTAGAAATTGTTTGAATTACTGTAGCACCGCTTGCAATTGCTGCGTTTTCTAGTAAGTCTATAAGACAACGCTCGTCGTCCAAAAGGACAAACGAGCATCCATACAAGTTAAGTAGATAATGCTTTCCCATTTACAGTGGATTCTCCTCCGCTTCCTTTATCAATGAACTCACAATGTCTTCTGTTCCGTCCATTGTTTTAATAGCGTACAAAGATGACTTTTGATATTTTTTAATTTTTTTATATTGTTTAATGACGTTATCAATATTATCCAAATCAATTTGGATATTTAGGTCCTTACCAGTTCTTCCTTGGTTTGGATCTCCACCAAATCCTGCACTCATTTTCTTTTCTTTTTTTCAGGTTGTTTATATCCCCATATTTTTGGATTAGT